TTTACTATCTAAATGAATGTCTCCTATAACTACAGTTCTCATAGAACAGGTCTCCCATCTTTAAACTCTACCTCTTTACCATCCCCAAAGGAAGTGCCTACTTCAGCATCAATCTTCAATGGAAGGTTAAACTGAATACCAAAGTCCTCTTTAACTGTTTTATAGTTCACCATCTCATCGTACACAATCTCTAGTACTTCCTCAACCTCAGAGTGAGGAGCAATAATCTCTACAGAGTCATGTACGGTCGCTACGATACGGGAGTTGAGTCCCTTAAACGATTGCGTGATACCCTTGATCGCACAGAGCAGTATGTCAGACGCTGCGCTTTGGATTGTAAAGTTAAGTCCTTGTCGAAGCGCACCTTTAGAAACTTGATTATCGCGTGAACGCACATCAGGGAGATGCCTACGCCTCCCAAATATAGTATATGCATATTGGTTTTGTCTAATAAAATCATGGACGAAATCCATGTAACGGAAAATGCCAGGATAAACTTCTGCGTACTTTTCAATTATCTTCTCTGCTCTTCTTTGTGAGATGCCTGTAGTTTCCGAAAGACGGTATGCCCCACCTCCATAAGCAATAAGGAACGATACCGCTTTAGCAATCTGCCGTTCCTGCTTCTTAATTTTCTCTTCTTTCTTCTGGAACAACAAACTTGCCGTATAAGTATGTAGATCTACTCCAGCATTAAATGCCTCCTGCATCTTAGTTTCTTTAGCAATGTGTGCTAGAACCCTCAACTCCATCGCAGCATAGTCTACAGTAATAAAAGAGTGTCCTTCGGGAGCAGTGAACATACTTCTTATATTGTGCTTGTCTTCTCTGGGTAGAGTGTGGAAAGATACTCCCATGTCACTATAAGAAGCACAACTAAGACGACCAGTTAAAGTCCCGTCCATTCGGTAATCTACATACACCTTACTAACATCATTAATATCTACTGCTCTCTTAATACCATTCACATAAGTATTATACAGCTTTTGTACTTTGCGTAGCTCTAGTAAGGAATCTAACCAACCCTTAGCCTCACGCAAATCTTCTGTAGACTTCTTGCTAATGTAGTCTTCGCTGATCTGCTTGTCTAGGTTTTTATTTCTTCTTGCCACGCTTTTCTAGCTCCGCTTCAATTTGGGTTAAAAGTATATCTAGTGATTGTTTATTGGTGGAGGGGCTACCCTTGTCTGTCATTATAGGTGGGTAAAAGCCGAACCCCTCATCAGAGTAGAGAATATCAATAAGATCTTTTGTAGACAACAAGTTTGCAGTCTTCGCTACCTTGTCTGACACATACAATCCATCTTCAATATCCATCAACAACTGATTCAGGGTTCGGCCAACCACACCCAACTCATCTAAGCTAACATCCAATCCTCTATACTCAATGTCTGCGAATACAGGGAAAAGAGGAGAAAGAAGTTTGTCTAGCACAGGTAATGTCCCGTTCGCCACCAGTTTATCCCTTAGCTCATCATATATCCTCAAAGTATATGACGCATCTAAGGCATTACCCGTTGCGCACTCTTCCAGGGTAAGTGCGGCCCAATCAAACTTCTTTCCCTCTTTTACTGTAAGCATTAGTTAACCACATCCCTTAACAGTAGTAACATACTTGTTGATCCAATTACCATTGCGCAAGCGCAACAGAATGTAATTTTTAATCGTGTTTTTGTGTCTTTGCTGTCTATGAAATACTTAATACTTAAGAAGTTAATGAAGGGGAGAGAGAACCCTAAAAACATCTGAGCTATGATCTGTTCATGTGCTATCAGGTAACCATAGCAAGAGGCAACAAAGTCTCCCAAAACAGTTAGGAGAAAAACAGCAAGGTATTTCTTCGGTGTCATTATCATTAGAAGTTCTCCAATTCTTCGGGGAAGAAGAGTTTCACTAGATCCATGAGACTCTTCGGGAGGACTTCGTTATACAGGTGTGCCATGATTTTTGTATCGTATACATTCACAGGAGAAATACCATACTTGAGGAGGAACTTAATATCAAACTTACAGTTCTGGAGTATCTTCTTATTGGCTTGATTCTCCAGTACCCACT